GGGGAGTCGAACCTTAATTAACTGGTTTTAACACCAGAGCAGACCGTCTGCTTTTATTTTAGACCACATCTAATATGTGTGATCTGTAACGGTATGTTTCAAAGAAAATCTCATCTTCGTCAAATATCTCTTGGGTGCCGTAATCTTTGGAGTAAATCCTTTCTAATATTGTCATACGTATTTTCTCACCCAAATCCAGACGCTCAACTGCATTAAACAACATGTTCCATTCCACATCTGATCCACCATATCTTTCTTGGTAATCAGATAATGTAACTTGACACGGGAGTTCTGCTATACCACATCTAACACGCATTGCATTAATCAGTGGTGAAATTGGTTCTGAATATAACATATCTAATTTATCTCTAATTAATCGATATGCAAGCATCCTCATACTAGATGCATCAAATTCTGATTTTGACATTCCAAATTGATTTCTATTCAACATACCCTTAACACATCCAAATGATCTTAGGATGGCACCTAAACACAACCAACTATAAGTTCCGTTAAAAGCACGTTTTAAAAACGTAACAGAATTTAAACTGGAATGTTGTGTTGCGGTAACAATCCATCCACAATCATTGGCTGCAGCTTTAACATCATCTAAGATGTTTTTCACACCAGAAACCGTTAACCTTTTATATATATGGAAAAATATAATCAAACTAGCGATATTATTACAATGTGTTGTACATCTAACACCAGAGTATTCAAAGAATTCTGCTGGCACCAATGTCACACTTTCTTTCTTATCGTGTGGATTATATAAAACTGTTGGTCTAGCACATTGCTTTAACAATTCATCTATTGTTTTCTCAACATTCATATACTGGGCTAAATAAGCTAATGATGCGAAGACAGCCATTTTGTTGGATGCGTCGCATGATTTGATATCTGTCTCTACTAATATAAATTTACATTGGATCTTTAACACTAAAAATCCATCGTCGGAGAAATAAATCCCAACAGCATTACCTTCGTCCATTAATAGAACTTGGTGAAACATTTTATCAGATTCATATCTGTCTTGTGCTTCTACATACATACATGTAAATTTAGTAAATACATATTTAATTTCAACATTTTTATCAAATCGTTCGATTGGATATACTTTACTAACATCGACGGGACGTTTAAATAGTTGTTTGATCATGGCACTAGCAACAACATCAACCAAAGTTGCATAAGAGAAAGTTGTATATAATCTACCTGGTTTAGGTTTAACACCTATTGGAGTAGATTTAGCCAACTCATCTTTAAAACTTGTTGTGGCAAAGTTGTTATTTGCTATAATTTTGTCCATTTTATTTTCAACAAAACTATTGTAAAGTAATCTTCTTGGGTGCGGTAATAAGACCCACTTTTCTAATAAATTAACCCACCTGTATAACCAGTATACAGGAGTGTAAACCCAAGTTACTATGGCATCCCATACAATGCCATAAAACACACGGACATAAGTTATAAACTTAAGCCAGAATAAATATATTCCTTTACGTGGTTCAAGGG